GTAGTGGGGGGCATGGTGGGGCCATGGTGGGGGGCGTTAGTGTTAGTGTGTACTAACGTATTATACTGTGGTATGGGGTACAGAATCACCACCATGAATCTGTAAGTACTTCACCCTAAAAAATTTGCACCGTATTTTTTTACCCTTGCGGACCCATTTCGGGCTTAACTGTTTTCGTAGCGTAGTCTCGGAAGATCTTCTATTTTAGGCACGAATCCCCGCTTATACCATTCGGGCAAGTTATAGGTTCTCCACCAGTGCATGAACCGTTCTCTATTGTTGTTGAACAGTCTAGCCTGTAGTTCTTCAGTTACAGCTAGGCAACTGTTCATATCCTGTCCACCCATTTCGCCTTTCATGTAGGCTGTGTCGCAGTCCCAATAGTATTGTTCTAGCTGCTGTGTAGTAAGTGTGTCTACTGTTAGGGCTGCTACTAAAACGATTCCCAGTAGCATAGTAGTCTCCTTGTCTATTATTTAACAGCCTAGCTAGTCTTGTTCCAGTCTATATCTAGGTGTTTCCCACTGCCACGTTAACACGAATATAGTGTAACCTTCGGGTCGTAGCAGTTCTACGTGTGCTTTATAGTAGTAGAGTGTTTTGGTATAAGGGCACTGATAGCGTGAGCTCCACTCTTGAAGTTCACGATCCAGCACAGTATTGAAATAGTGTGCTGCCTGTCCACCCGCTCCTGTGGGCAATTTAAACTCTATGTGCATGCTATTATTTAAAAAATCTGTAAATAATTGCATGACTACACGTGCACAGTTCTTTAAGCTCTTAGTCGATCACAGTTCAGAAACGGGTTTTGAATGTCCAGAGCCCTTGTACTACTATCTTTCAGAGCTATTAGACAGCCGCTTAACTCGTGTAGATCTAATCCCAGATCCTTCATTTGCTGAACGTTATCTACAGCTCTACACAGAGCTTAATGCCAGTCTAATCAAAGACTATGCTGATTCAGCACTGTTTTTCTGTAGTCTACTACCTGAGTATGGACAGCGTAGAGGGCTGAGCATGGACTATTATGCTACTCTAGGAATCAGCAGCTATTACACACTAGCTGATCTAGTTGAAGATCCTAGATTCACACAGCTGGGCAATTGGTTCTATTCGTTACAGAAGTTCTTGAACTCTGCTATAAAGCCAGAGCAAAAACTCCAGTTATTCCCAATATTATAAGGGTAGGTTTTGTCAGTTGATACAGTGTCCATAGTGTCACTGTTACTGCTAGTATTAGACTGTTTCGCATACTAGTAATTATCACTCGAGCAAGGTAGGGCACAGTGAGCGACCTAGTCTGCGAGCATGAATAATATGCGTAGATTAAGCCAAGGAAAAAATGCTTGCACTTCTATCGCTACCGCTGCTGCTTCGCAGCTCAGAAAAATCGCGGAGGCTCCGCCTTAATCAAAATAGCGGGCCTTGATGACCTCAGCGAAATTCCTGTGATGTGTCTCACTGGGATGCATGTCGTTTTCTGCGGGTGGAATACTGGGATCTAGTATGGTGTAGGCTGAGTCATAGTCTACATCTAGGGTATACCAAGTCTCGGGATCGGGTATGGTGTAGGGATCACGCAGGCTGGGTTCTAGATCAGATCTAGCGAATTCCAACTGACGCAGCACTGGCTGTGTTTCCACTGATAGGTGTATGACCCTGGCACCTGTGTTTTCTAACAGACCCGAGACAGTCTGCTGCAGCACTAGATTGTTGTAGTATCTATTATAGACACCTCGGGGATCCAACTGATTCTTGGCCGTGGCTTCTACGTAGTCCTGTATGAGTTGATCTTCGTCGGGGCTGCTGGCCGTGCTTTTGCTGACTCCAAACAGTTTGTTAAATCCCAGCATCACTGTACGCCAACCCCAGTCGGGATGTGCGATGTTACAAAAGGGCACTGCGGTTCTTGCGGGCCATTGTAGGCTGAGTCTGCTCAAATAGGTCCACATCACTATCACTGTGTCTTCGGGCTTGATGTCTCGAACGTTCACCACACACTGCCGTGCTATCTGCTGGAAACAGCTGCCGCGACGAGCATAGTTTACCACGTCTAGGCCCAAAGATCTAGCCAGCACAGCGGGCCAAGCATACTCACTGGGCTGATATAGGTGTATGTCCGACCAATCTACATCTACATCCGCAAGGCTGGTCATGGGACGGCCTTGGCTGTCCAGCACGGGTTTGACCACATCGGGCAGGGCAAAGCCCTGGGTTATAGAACAGCCAAAGGTACGCAGCGTCATCTATAGAGATAGTTCACCGACGTTTCATTTTCACGCCACTTTTCCGCACCGTTTTTAAGGTGGAAGCGTTCAGCCATTTCTGTCTTGGGACTCAGTGTGACGTAGGTCATGACTTCGGGATGTGTTTTTTTAATTTCGGCCTGTGCTTCTTCTATCAGCCTACGGCCCGCACCCGCAGCATATGACCATATGGTATAGAACACCGCAGTATTGGTGTTCACAACTGTGTCTACCAGTTCTTCTACTCGAGTGGGCACAGATTCTAGGAATTTCACACAGACCACTGCGGTGGGCTCCTGTGAAACATCGTCTTTGAGCACGAAGATAGTGCTGTTTGAATTGATTCTTTGTTCTAGGGGAATCTCAGGTCTCACAGGGTCGTCCTTGACTAATCTTGTGAGATCGTCCCCTAGGTCTCTGATGATGTGTAGCATGTTTTCCCCCTGTTATACGGGTATTTATAATCTGCTACTATTATCTGCGATTTTCTAGGCTCAGCTCTTGATCTTCCAGTTCGCGTATACGATTGGCCAACTGATCTATGACACCTTCACGACGTAGTTCTTTGAACACGAGATTTTCTGTGCTCCACTCCCCAGCACGTTCTAGGCCCGCTTTTCGCATCTTGGTGATCTTGTCTTTGACACGTTCTATGTCTGCGAGTTCGCCCTGATCTAAGACTCGACGTGCGATCCTGACCAGATCTTGATATTTGGCATCTACGGCATTGTCGTCGAATGTAGGGCGGGTTTTTTCAGGTTTGATCACCCACTGATCATTGACTAGGCTGTAGACGCCCGTTGAATGATGTGGTTCATCTTCGCCCTGTACATAACACTCTACTTCGTGTCCACGGATACGTATGTCATGCTGTTCTGACCAAAGGGTTTTCTTGGCAGAGTAAAGTTCACGTTCTTCGTCTGTGGGAGTGCCGGGTACTATGAGATGCAGGTCTAGATCACTGTGCTGAGTCCAGGTATAGTTGGCGTTTGAGCCTGTTACAGTAAGATCTTGGATGTCTAGATCTACACCCACGAAATCTCGGAAATGCTTCGCGATCTGTACTAGATGCTGTTTTACTTCGGGCTCCAGTTCTCCATCACGCCACAGACGGGGATTTAGCTCACGATTTACCGTGGCTGTAACAGATTCAAACATTTCTCTCAGCAGCATTTAGACTCCGTAACGATTCTTTTTGGGTTGGGCCACAGGGCTGATGTTATTGGTGTCCTGTGGTTCATGGCTGGTTCTATCTGCTACAGGAACACCCCGTTTGCCAGTCTGTCGTTCGGCGCCCTTGATGATATCCTCATCGCCCTGAGAATAGGCCACGACCACGGCATTTCTACTGGTAGGACCCTGAGCGTGTGTTAGAGTGTGATCAGCCATGGCCAAGCCAAATCTATAGATCTGATAAGGGTCGCTGCTGGGCATTCCGGGATACTGATAGGTGGCGCTCATGGGCCCACTCTTGGAGTTAGGGAATGCTCTTTCAGTGATGAATTCTTTTGCTCGCATCCATTATTTAGCCCATCTCAGGTGATAGTTTAATAATGTCTGATCATTGTAGAATTCCGCGATCAAACGGCAGTACATGTCGCGACGCTCTAGCATTAGCTGGCAGTTTTCACGCTGTTGATCCAGCAGCCACCGGGTCTGTGCCAGTCCTATGGTTTTGTGTACTTTGGGCCAATCTATTTCTATGTTTTCGCCTTCGGAAGGTAGCCAACGATACAATTCTACTGCTTTACTCTTCATCTTGTGTTAGGTTATTGATAAACTGTTTGAGCTTGGTGCTTTCTACGATGGCTTTGGGTGCGGGTCCTAGGCTAGATCCTCTGCTGGGGTCTATGACACCGTCTTCATCTACTACTGTTGAAGTACGGCTCTTGATCTGGCTGATGATCTGGCTGCTACGTGCCTGTGATTCCTGCTCCTGCTGATCTTCGGGTAGATCAGTGATCCTTAGCGTTTCTATGTTGTACTCTAGATCTATCTTTTGTCCTACACCCGATGATGAACGAGTCTTCATCAACTGTAGCTGATAGCGTCCACGCTCACGCATAGCCCTGGAGGTAAAGATACCAAAAACGTTGTCTGCGGTCTGGATCTTTGAAAGTCCGCCGGATATATGGCTGTGATCGAATTCCACTTCTTCCACAGCACCGCGATTCAGCTGTGCGGCAGTGACAAACACACACTGTTTTTCCATGGCCAAGTTACGCAACTCTTCTGACACAAACTTGTCTTTGATGAATAGATCTGCGGGGCTAATCTTCTTAGAGATAGGCATCAATAGATCCATGTAGTCTACTAGGAGTACATCTACCCTGCGTCCAACTTGTATTTCATACTCTTTGAGATAGGCACGTATGTCATTGACAGTCTTGCCTGAGGGCATATACTTGACCTGGAATAGGCCTGCTTTCTTACCCACCAGTTTGACCTTCATTTCAATGTCATCGATGTTGCGGAAAATCTCTTTAGTGCTGACACCTGTGAGCATGGAATCGATACGCATACTGACCAATGCTTCTGAAAGTTCCAGGGTTAGATAGACCACGTTCATGCCGTTCAACGCCCAGTTAACACCAAGGTTGGCTAAGAACAGACTTTTACCCGCACCTGAGCCACCTGCGAAAATGTTCAGTTCTCCGCGGTTCATTCCGCCGAACAGTCTACGATCCATGCTAGACCAACCTGTACTGACCTGTCCATTCTTGTCTTTGAGCCCCATCAGACGTGCTCTGGGATCAGCAAAATAGTCAGTGCCCATATCACGAGCAAGGCCAATCTGTACCGCTTCTTTGATCTTGGCCTCCACTTGACCATAATCATGTTTTTCTAAGAGATCCGCAGATTCAATAATCGCACGTTCTAGACTCTTGTGTCTAGTGAACTGTTCGAACTCATCCATAAACCAATTTAGATGCCCATCTTTAAGATCACCAGGATCTTTGAGTTCGGTACCGCAGGTAGCATTGACCATTTCAAACTCTGGCAATACTGTATACTGTTCTGCGTACTTGTGTAGGAATTCAGCAGCTTCTTGTAGTTTCCTATCGAACAGAGTGTAGTCAAAGATGCCTTGACAGCGTACAAATGTTTCTGCGTCAGACATCATTATTTCTAGATACAACTTCTGTACGTCATAATCGTAATTCTTAGACATGTTTAATCTTCACTTTAATTTATATTATACACTCTTATAAGTTGGTCAGCAACCGTTCATCAATCCGTATCCTGGTATCCAATGACAGTAGAGCAGCACCGATGGCACTGCTGGGATCACCGGGATTAGACAACCGCCATACGCGGTCCCATTGTTTATCTAGGTATTGATTGTATTGGCTGTTCATAGCACAGCCGCCCATATATACCAAATTCTTGCTGTCAGATAAACGCCGGGCTATCAACATGACCATGTCTGCCTGTTCTTCGAATACTCGTTGTACGGCAGCGGCGATGTCGTATTTGTCCTGCTCTGTAACGATAGGCCACGGCCAATCTAACACACCACAGTGTAGATTATATCTTAGACTAACAACACCGTTGAAATAATCTTTTACAGTTTCGTAGTATTTTTTTGGATCGCCTCGTTGGCTGTCTTTCTGTAATAAATGTTCTTCGGCTACGGGCTTATAACCAATTAACTGGGTGAACGCTGAATAGAACATGCCTAGGCTATCTGGATAACTGCGACTCCATAATTTCTTAAGTTCTTTGCCCTGCCCTTGCCAAATAGATGCTGATTCCCATTCCCCCATGGCATCTAACACTACGATAGTCGCAGAATCGAACGGGCTAGTATAGAATCCTGCGGCAGCGTGACTTTTGTGATGAGGAAAATATCTGACCTTAGCATAGCCTAGATTGCTTTTCTTTAACCATCTGCTAGGCAATACATTCATGTCAAAGGCCGCGGCATATTGGCCCGCATACAACTGACGAGTTTTCTTTAGCCAAGGTCTTTCATACCATGCGATTACGCTAGGACCACGACCACCTGAACCATCGATGGATCTGCGTATAAGGTCAGAATCTCTGTCACGACCTTTGACAGATTCAAATCTTTTTAATTGATACCCTTCAAACACCGCTATGCTGATATCGTGATTGAGAGCGTTTATTCCCCAGGTAATCATTTGTAGATAAAAGGATCTCTTTTACGCAGTTCTTTAATGCGTTTACGATACCTTAGCCAATCTCTAAATCTTCTCCATAATTTAAACATTATCTTGTACCTTTTTATCAAACTTGTTCTTATATAAATTTATCCGTATCGCTCCCTGCTGTGCTGTTTTAATAGCATCAACGATCACAAACAGACTACCATATTTTTTCACAGCATCCGAGCAGTCTTTTACATCATCGCTCCAATTAGGAAAGGCCACTGACCAATCCCACTTTAGAGCATGTTCGATCAACTTGCTGCCTGCTCGATCTTGGTCGGGAATCACTATGACTTCTTTACCCATCTTATTGATCAGTCTAGCCTGATTCTCAGATATTTCATTATGTAACAATGCTACACCGTTGACTGCCATAGCATCGAACGGGCCTTCGACTACGAATAGATATCGTTGGTCTTGTGTTATAGCATCTAGATTAAACACGAAATTAGGATGTTGGTCTGACAGGTATTTAGGTTTGCCGTCACGGACTTTTCTAGCAGTCCAACCTACAACTCTACCACCGTAGGTAAATGGAACGATAACTCTATCTTTGATATCCAGCGGCGTCCAGTAGAATCTAGGATCTAACGGATCACAGTCCCTACCTACGAGATAACTGACTACTTCTGCTAGCTGTGCGTCAAGTTCTTGATCTAGTTCTTGATCTATCCATTCAGATATGGGTAAGGCACCTTCTGGTAATGCTTTGTTGGCAAAGTCAATGAGCTCACGATCTGGTGTACGATCTTCTGCGCCGCCTTCGGATTTCATAGCTTCAAAGACCATCATATTGATGTCATCATCTGGGGCACCTAGCCAAATCATCAATTGCCTTAATTTTTGGCTGATCTGTCTACCAGGTTTCCAACTAGCTGTATAGCCGCAGTTAAAACAGTTAAAGACTAACCCGTCAGAAAATTTCACTCCGCCACGCTGCCGTGTATCAGTGTTTTCTCCTCTATGATGACAACAAGGAGCATCAAAACTGATCCAGCCACTAGGAGTCTGCTTCTTTTTATAAGGAAGATGTTTGCGAAAGATGTCTACGACCAGAGCCATAGACTAATTATACTATATCTGTGTAGTGCTGTCAACATCAAAAGCACCATCGATTACCTGTAATTGACCCAAAGCATCATATTGGCTATCGCCATATAACGGGAATCTATTTCCATCACCGTCGGTGTAGAACATGCTGAATTGGTAGTATCCGCGTTCTAAATCCTGAATGTCTGATTCGGTTAACAGCACGTACATTTTTCCATCGCCGGCTGTTTCGATTGTCACTGCTTTTTGTAACTGTATTCCCTTGGTATCTACCGCAACTATATTGAATGTTACGCTGACTAGTGTGCTGATATCCTTGGGTTTGTTGTCGTTGTTTCGGACCTGGAAGTCGAGACGATTATCCACGCCCTTGTAGATTTTCATTGTTCTTTGATACACTTTTCTAACCCTCTCCTTAGTCCAAGAGCCAAGATTAGTATATATGGTCATTCGATTCGAATATAAATAACACGGATTGAGCTGCATATTTTAGTGGCCCTATAGACTAGTATTTATCGATGAGAATAAGCCAAAATTTACAAGAGAACTTTCCCTTTATATCTGTGATCACGTATGTGGATCGAGAATATGTGGGAATTATAATAAACCAAGATTCTGCTATCACTAGCATCTATGACTATAGCTCACTAAAAACAGAATCAGAAAAAACTAAATTTCTAGAATTAGGTGAAGTTTGGTGGTGGGAATCAAATAGACAGATTCCTATCAGCATATTCCTAGCCAAAGAAATGATAAATTTTAGATATGTTATTAGGAACTTCAGTACCAAAGATGTTAAAGTGATGTTTGGTCCTGTGACCAGTCTTAATGATATTATGACCAAACGTGTTAAACGAAAGTCTATAACACTGATTAGAAAAGCAAAATAGTCAACTGTATCCGTAGCTGATCTTTTCGCAGATCAAGTTCATTTGTACTACGATAGCAGTAGCATAGGCTATAGCGTGGCTTTTCTTAAAATAGTAGTCATCGTTCTCCGGTTTCGTCCACACTTCCTTCATCACCGTAGTCCATTCTTTCCCAATCAGATAACGTTTCGCTGGTCTGATCATTGCCAGTACTGCGGCTAATTGCTCTATAGATCTTGGTTTGCTTTGTCTCAGAATAGACCCATGCCCATTCACATGAAATAGGAGTTGGGTAAAGTCGTCTTGTTCCAATAAGTCCCATAGCGGTTCTGTCTCCATAAGTTGAATGAGATGCTCTTCATCTCGTACATCTTTGTAAACGCTTACATTTAAAAAGTCGATCTTAAAATATTCTTTTTCTTCTGCCGTTTCATATTCAAAAGAACAGATATTTTTGACAGCATCAACCGGTACAGCGTGTAAGTACACACCTGTGTTGTGCGGCACTAGTTCTGATCGATCAAGCCGGCTAGCCTTGACATGTTTAATAACAGACAGGGCCTTGTTACGGTCTTCAAAGTCGATATCGATATCTGGCATTACTGTAATCTCGTGCTTTCAAACAACAATAGTGGCAGCGTTGATGCTAGAAATTCTGCGTACTCTTGGGCATCTTCGTCATCATTGAAACCAGAAAACATTACCATGACTCTATTACTTTCCTCGTCAATACGCACTTCTATGTCAATGTCGTCTCGAGAAAGATATTCTTCATTCTCGGCCAACTCTTCTGTGATTTCTTCTTTTTTCATTATGGTATCCTAGCTTCTTTGATAATTTCTTTAACTAATTCAAAATCACCGGGGCTGTTCTTAAATCTTCTATTCCAATGGTCCGGATCTAATACAGTAGAAATAATTTCTATCTGTTCGCTATTTAACTTCGTTAGCATCTTACGACCACTATTACAGTTTAAAATGATCCAAGGACTGATCAATCCATCGCGTATGTGCTGGGTAATTCTATTCATATTAGCATATAGGAAATAATGTTCCCATTCGGCAGCGTTTTCCTCTGCCCAGGCCAACATAGTATTCATTGTACGCTGTATGGCACCGTCAGCGGGTTCTGATTTTACCAGATCTACTAGATATTGATCATATAATTCATCTCGGCACCAATGATCTAACTTTACTCCGCTTTTGATAACCCATTCTATATATTGTTCTGGATAGATAGGGTTGGCGTTAGATAAGAAACTGCCAAATTTGATAAAAGCATTGTAATAGGGACTATCAACAAATTCTTCAAATGTTTTTTGTCGAGTAGCTCGTTGTGCTATCTGATAAAACTTTTGGTATGCGATCAACGCAGCCTGTACATGTTTTTCATTCCTACTAAGATGCCTACGTTTTTTCTCGCAGACGTGTACAGCCAAAGTTTTTTCTTTGGTGAATTCTTTACCGCAATATCCGCACTTATAACTTGAAGTCATTAATCTGCTTGTCCGTATAGCCATGATCTCTAGCTAATCGTTTCAGTTCTTTGGTATCCATCATTTTAGATAAAACTTCGAGGTCATCTAATTTAGCAGTAGGATAGATTGTCTGTAAAAACTGATTCTTCTTGTTACTAGGATCAGCTTTTCTTTTTAATGCCATCCACTCGTGGAAGTGTATCTTTTTGCTTTCATGCCCGCAGGCACACATCAACTGCCACATCAACTTAGGATGCTTAGATATCAAATAAAAATTCTTATTGACGAATTCGTTAACTAAAATCAAATAGTGCTCTGCTAGATCTTGATTGTTTGTTCTAACATTGCTGACATACCTATTCAACAGGAAGAATGCTACAGATTTTTTTTCTTCGTCTGAAAATTCGTCCCAAGATTCTTTCGATCCTAGATCTATCGCGGCCAATATAGTTTTAAGTTCGAGTTTCGCTGTCATCGTTTTTACTCAGATAATATAATAGTTTAGCACGTTCTAAGAGATTTTTCAACTCCTCATTGCCTAAAGATGCTCGTCTGATATCGTGCCATAATTGATTTTCTAAAACATCATCCAAACTGGCACCTCGAACTCTCGCAGGATTATCGTCGAGTTTCCAATCGTAGCCTATAACTATTCGATCTTCGGCTGGTGCTCCCATTTCTCGAGCATATACAGTACCGCCTTGTCTTTCATAGATATAAGTAGCACCAGGTTTAAGAGATCCCATTATAGTTCTCCTTTGATTTTTTTAATAAGGAATTCATCCCTGTCGACCCACCTAGTTTCAAAGGCAGGGTCTCCCGGCCCAGTCCACATGGCCACTACACGATATGCCCGTTTTAACCACAACGATCTATTTGAATAATGGCATCTGCGTGGCCAAAGAGAAAGTTTTAGATTTTGTCCGATACAGTTCCTACGAAAAGAGTCTTCTCTCCAATCCATGTTAAGTCCCGGTATCGGCATCAGAATAACTTGTCCAATTGTAGTACTTCACTCTGTCTAGAAATTTCTTTGACAAAAAATACACATGGTGGTGATTCTCCGTCCCTGATAGGTACAGTTAGCAGTTGATTGTTTTTCATCTTAGGAAAATACCATTTAACATCATTGTATATATTGATGATTTCGATAGGCAGATACTCTGGCCTAAATCCGTTGATCGGATTCAAACTAAATGCTTCAAACCCTCGCTCATTAATACTAGTCAACGGCAAGACTTCGGGATCCATGCCACACTCTTTATCACCGACTACCATACTCCAATCTAAAGGCATCTGTATCTCGTGGCCTCCGATTTTCATAACGATAGCAGGTGCGTTGAAAGATTCTAAAAAGATAAGAGGGACAAAATAAAAATCCGGATCACTGGTATTGCTATTGTCTAATACTGAAAATCTCGTATCTTCTTCTACTTCTTCCGGCAATTCGTTTAAATCGAATGCTTCATTTTTTAATGTTAATATTCTCATATGGTTACCTTGTTAATATTGAAAGGATAGTGAGCATCCTTGTAAAATTTCTTTCGCTCTGTTAAATGACGCTTGGCATATTTCGTACCCCCGGTTATGTCCCAGATTTGTACGAAGTCTTTGTCTTCTGCTTTTCTAATACCTCGCCCAATGCTTTGTATAACGCGGACAAAGCTCTTTCCGGGTTCCACAAGAACCAGATTAAAAATCCTAGGGATATTAATACCCACAGCGGCCACACCGTAAGTCGCCACAATAATCTTGTTATCACTTGTTTTAATTTCATCATAGCTTTCTTTTCTGTCTTTGGTCTTGACGGACCCGCTGATAAAGTCCACATCTTTTAACCTTTCTTGTAACATCTTTCCTGTTTCTATACGATCGATCAATACTAGAGTATTTCCTGATGAGGATATACTTTTGATCCTTTCTGCCATCCAATCTATACGTGAGGAATCGGTAACTAGATATTTCAATTCTTCGGCATAACTTCTAAACTCTTTAATTTCAATAGTCTGTAGTACTTCAACGTGACATTGTGCTAATACATTTTTCTGTTGTAATTCGTGTGCTGAAATCTTGTTAATAACAGGCCCTATGCTGGCTAAGATACTCTGGAACTCAAATTTTTCTTTAGGGATAGTTCCAGTCAGTCCCCATCTTATAGGACAGGTTGCTAGATCTCTAGTTAATATATTTTTCAATACTTCTGCTTTGGCTTGATGAACTTCATCAACGATAAAAGCAACAACTCCGTTTAGAAAATCTGCTAAAGTCATCGCGTCCGGATCATCTTTACTTTTCTTATCTAATACATTTAGACTCTGCCAAGTACAGATAGTGTGTGTTTTTCCTAGTTCTTTTCTATCACCGTAATAGACACCTACGTCTAGGCCAACGTTGCGGAAATCTTCTTCAGTCTGTTCGACTAATGATTTATTAGGCACAACTACCACAGACCTGCCATACTTTTCACAGCAATGACTCAGGGTCGCAGTAGTAATCGTTTTACCAGCACCAGTTGCGATTTCCTGTAGGCATTGTGGGTTCTCTAAAAACTTGTTGATAGCGTCATATTGATAATCTCTCAACATGATAGGCTTGCCTGCCTCGGGATGTCCCTTAGGCCAAGTTACTCCTTGGTCGGCCCAATAGGTTTCTGTGACTTTTTTGAACTCTAGTTGTACAGACCTACGTTGATCCTCAACGTCTATTTCATAGCCATCATTGGTTACTATTTCTAAGATTTCTTCAAGGTGGCACATATAGCCTGTACCGCCTATGCCAAAGAAAGCCACAGTGCCATCCCAACGTCCCAACCTGTAGGAAGGTTGATATCTTGCCCACGGCACGTCGACTTTAAACTTATTGGCTAACTTACGTCTTGTTTCTAACGATAGCCCTTCGAGTTTGACATTTACCTCATCTCGGATTATTAATTTACAACTCGACAATTTTATTTTCCTTGTTCATTGAAGGCTTAACATTGCCAACGTAAAAAACCGTATGGTGATGTTTGATGAATGTTGATGTTTGTTTACTGGTAGCAGGATAGAGACTATTACTTATCAGGATTTTCGGTGAAAAATCACCCGAGGTCATCCATTTCGGTGGTTTATGTTGACAAATGAAAATCTTTCCTGTAGACACTGATCCACCGAGATTATTATTTTTTATCCACTGGTTGAATTTTTTTCCGCCTTCTTCTTCATTGCTAAATCTAAAACACACTCGTATGGCATTTTCGTCAAATCCGGCCTCTTTGAATGCCATAATATATCTGTTAACATCTTCGATGAGATCGCTGGCACGATCCAAAAACAATACCACAGGGTAGGCATCCAACGACTGTATGAACGAAAAACATTCAGATAAATCTCTAAGCCAGAAGTTGGTTTCCTTGGTGGCAAAAAAACGTTCTAGTCTGGAATTTTTGTCAAAATTTACCAGACAATAGCCCATGCTCCGTGCTAGAAATAAATCTTTGATCTTATCATTGATTCGATGTTCATCGAAATAATTTTTTGCTGTCTGTGTATAATTGTTAATTTCAACTACATCGTTGAGTACCTGAGAATGCGGAGAAAAATCCTCCTCTCTACCCCAAATTTCTTCGACTTCTGCGACCACGGCTAAAAATTCCTCTGAAATTTCAAAACCATTGTTTCTAACGAAATCGTGAAGCCGAATCAAATTTATATCATGTAATTTGATTTTCTGTACTCGTAATTCGTCATCCCACACAGCAGGAGATTTTTCGTTTTTACTGGTAAATTCTTGGAGAAAACTTTCTTTAAGGGCGAATGGAAATTTTAGATAGACGTAGGTCGTACCTGATGCCTCAGTGACTATCGAAACACTCTTAGTATAGTCTAAGGTTCTAAAATTACTTTTCCATACCGGCGATGCGATGATCGCAGAAATGTCATTTCCAGTGATATTTTTATAGGAATTTTGGTATTTGGTTAATATCCTTATCAAGTAGTCAGCTTGTTTTTTGGTCAACTGCTTACCTGAAGTCAAAGTGGTATAGAAACTGGAAACAGCACTATAGTCAGTGCTTTGAGTGATGATACTTCCATCCAACAATTTTTCAGCTAGATCAAGGAAAACGTCTTCGATGTAGGTGTTATATGACATTGTATAATAATAACAGATTCACTATAAAAAAGCAAGTCTTTGCTTGCCAATAAATATCAATTGGAGGATCATATGAGCAGAAAATTCGCTGTAGTTACAACATTCCACGAAGCAGGATATAAGAAATACGGTCGTAGGATGATTGAAACCTACCTAAAAAACTGGCCTTCAGAGGTCACTCTTTATCTATATCCCGAAAAAGTCAATCCGACTGTGCCCGACCATTCCAGGATAGTATTGACAGACTTAGATACAGGAGTTCCGGACTTGAAAGCATTCAAAGACAAGTGGCGAGATGTGCCACATGCCAATGGTGACATTTCAGGAGTACCGAGACTAGCATCGAGAAAAGACAGCCACAAGCCGTTTAAGTGGGATGCTGTGAGATTCGCTCACAAAGTCTATTCAATTTTCCACTGTGCTAAAAATTGTGACGCCGATGTGTTGATTTGGATGGATGCCGATACCATATGCCATAGTCCTATAACTATGGAGCAGATAAATTCTCTAATTCCCGAAGACCGAGATATCTGCTTCCTAGGTCGAAAAGGTAAATTTTCAGAATGCGGTTTGTATTCTATGAATCTGCGTTCCCTACAGACAACAAGTTTCTTAAGAGAATTCCAACGCATGTATGATCGAGCAGAAACTGGAATTTTTTATCTCGACGAATGGCATGACAGTTTTGTGTTTGATGCTGTGCGCCGAAAGCTGCCCTTCCTACAGTCCTTAGACTGGAGCAGCCATCTAATCATAGGTGAAGGACATCCGCTGATCAACAGTGCGTGGGGAGCATATCTTGATCATCTCAAGGGAGATCGAAAAGACCTAGGCAAGAGCCTTAAAAAGGACCTCAGGATCGCAAGGAAAGAAGCATACTGGCAATGAAAAGTTTTGTGATCTTTCAAAATCAGATCGACATGAGTGTAAAATTCGCTCAGGAAGCCGTCGAAGAGGCAGGTAAATTTGGTATTTTTCTTAGGGGGTGGGTAGGCAGCGATGGTCTCAAAGATCAACATAAGTTTGAGCAGTATGGTATCAAGAATTTCCTCCAGGACAAGATAGAAAAATTGCCAGGAGTCAAAGGTTGCTTTCTTAGTCACTACGAATTGTGGAAAAAATGCCTAGATGAAGGCGAAACTTTTCTAATTCTTGAGCACGACGGAATTTTTATCAGAGAACTTCCTAAAGACATAGAGGATCATTTTGATCATGTACTAAATCTTGATCCTTATGATCAGTTCAGCGAGGACTACAACGAAAAAATTGAAAAAAGTCTGTCAATGCCGGTAAAAATACAAGAAGCCAAGACATATGATCATGACAAGGCAGGTATGTATCTTCGCGGTGCTTATGGTTATCTAATTAAACCTCAAGGTGCTGAAAGATTGATCAACTTTGCTCATGATAAAGGTGCGTTGCCCACTGACAAACACATAGGCACCGCAGTCGTTGACATAAAAACCACTTCTGTGCCTGTGGTTAGGCTACATAAATTTTTTAATATGAAAAATTTGAGAAAATTTAGTCTTACAAAAAACTTAGAGAAATTTACAATATGAATTACGAAAAAAAAATTTATAGTCAACACGGAGAAGATGGCATTATTGAGTTTTTAATCTCTAAATTAAAAAAATCAGAAAAAACTTTTTTAGAAATAGGTTATAGTGCAGGCTTACAAAATAATACACTAAACTTGTCAAAAAACCATGATTGGACAGGAGTTGGTTTTGATTACCGAAAACAAATCGTGGCTCCGCCGAAGGGCGTGACGGTTATTACAAAATGGTTAGACATAGATTCTATTGATTTTATTTTGAGTCAAAGCGGAACTGATATAGACTTTTATTCTATAGATATAGATAGTATTGATTTTTGGTTAACGGTAGGTTTATTAGACAAGGGGTTAAACCCGAAATTTGTTTGTGTAGAAATATGCGGAAGTGCTGGGCCTAATGTGTCAGTGGCTCCACCGATTAGAGAAGGGATCAGATATAATAAATTTTATATAAATGGTGCTTCAATAGCTGCTTGGAAGAAATTTTGGAATCACCGAGGATACGATTTTTTAACTGTAGATTCTAGCGGTATCAACGCATTTTTTTATAAAAAAGAATACTTTGACGATAGTATAGATACATACCCAACAATCGATTGGATCCAACCTAAAAAGTTTTTAGATTTTGAAGAATGGAAGAAAGTTTTTACTGCTCAGGCGACTTTAGAAGAATCTTCGATAACTGGCAATGAGAGATTATTTAAATGATTAAATTAAACGAATATTGGCATGTACCAGAAATCGACTTTATATCAGAAAAAGTAAAAAATTCTAACGAAGAATCAAATTACGAAATGGTGTTTAGAAAATTTGTTAAAGAAAATCATCCTAATAAAAATGTAATGATTGATATTGGAGCAAACATCGGAATTTACTCTAGATCATGCTCGTCGTTTTTTAAGGAAGTCCATGCGTTTGAACCGGTTGAAAAAATTTTTAATTGTTTGAAAAAAAATACCGAAAACTGTAATAATGTTTTTTTATATAAATGCGGTATAGGTACACGAGAAACAGATGCTAGATTCTTATATAATAAAAAGAATTGTGGAAACACAAAACAAATAACAGAATCAAACATAACAAATGAAAATATTTTTTTATCAGAAATATATCCACTTAATACATTTAAATTTGATGATGTTAATTATATTAAAATCGATGTAGAAGGATTTGAAATTCAAGTACTAAAAAACTCTAAAGAAATCATCGAAAGATTTATGCCATGGATACAGGTAGAAGTTAACACAGACTTAGCTGAAATTCAGAATGTAATAAAATCCTTCGGCAATTTCGATATTATTGACTTAAAAAATAAACATAACAAACTTTTTGTACCGACAACCGGAAAAAATATTTTAATATGAAGTATCAAATAATTACAGGAATGTCAAAAATCTATTTTGAAAGTATCGGACAACATATGATCGATTCTTGGCTTAGACATTGGCCTTCTAATTTTAATTTAAAAATTTATTCCGAAGACAATTTAAATATATCTAATAAAAGATTAGAAATAATATCGTTAGACAAGTTTGGTATAGAATATCATAATTTTCAAAACTCTAATATTGTTAAATTAAATGCTAGATCAAAAACATTCGCTAAAAAAGCATGGCCGATAATGTCACACTTAGAAAAGAATACTGGTAGATTAATATGGTTAGATGCTGATGTTATAACTCAAGATACTATCACAGAAGAATGGTTAGACTCTCTCTTACAGCCTAATGATTTTAGTTGCCACTTAGGGGTTCCTCAAGACCAATACTATTCTGTAGAGACCGGCTTTTTTATTATTAATTTAGAAAATAAATTTAAAGACGAATTTCTTAAAAAATACAAAGAAATTTATTATAACAGAGATTTTTCAAATATGAAAAAACCATTTGACGGTGATGTCTTTGGTCGAATAATAACTGAAATGAAGACTGATAAGAATTTTGTGTTTAATGATTTAAGTCCGTCTCTTGACAGTTTCAGTCCATTTAACAAAGTGTTTAAAAATAAAATGAAACACTACAAAGCAAAGAAAAAGCTATCTTTTATAAGTGATGATCATGCCGTCTAGTTCAAAAGAAGGAAAATCTGAAATCGTCGAATGGTGTCGTCAACTTTCTAATGTTGACAATATTTTAGACATAGGTGTAGGAAAAGGAACATATATACACCTCCTAAAAAAGAAAAAACTTTTTAGAGAATCATCCTGGTCTGGTATCGAAGTCTGGACACCCTATATAGAAAATTATAATCTTAAAGAATTCTATAACACGATCATAAACGAAGATGTTAGGAAAGTAAATTTTGACAAATTAAAATTTGATCTGGTTTTCATGGGAGATATTTTAGAACATATGACCAAGGAAGAGGCTATCCAGTTAGTTACAAAACTTTCTAATATATCAACTTATTGTGTTATTAGCATCCCTATCGTACATTATCCCCAAGGAGAAGCATTCAATAATCCTTTTGAAAAACACGTCAAAGACGATTGGAGTCATCAGGAAGTCTTAGAATCTTTTCCTAATATAATAAAGACTTTTCAAGGAAAAAAGATAGGTTGCTATCTATTGAAATTTAAATAAATTTTTTGATGTGTTGCCAGGCTTGGCCACTAGCCGCTTCTTCGTTGTTCCAGTGGCTCATAGCAATCTTCTCAACCCACTGCTGTCTTTCTGGCAGTATCGGAGTTTCTATCATTGAGAGATTATGATTACTTACTTCGAATGCTTGACTGACTCTAGGATTAGGATCTGTTACGAAAACCGGTATTCCTTCTATAGCAGCAGCTACCGCTGGGCTACTGTTATATGTGATAACTGACCAAGCATTCCTAAAATCATCGACTATAGAACTGTTTGAGCTCACAGTATATAAACCTTGTTTGTTGTTTGACATCGCAGTTTCCTTAGAACCTTTAGCACCTGGATGCGACCTAACAACTATCGGTCTATCAGAATATTTTCTGATCTCTGATATAGTGTTATTCAACCATTGATAGACATCTAGTCCGCCCATCGACCAACCCCCGGGCCTCTGCGTACATATCAATATATGATTTCCGTTGGTATGCCAATCTTTAAGACTTATACGTTGATCACGACTGATCTGTTTCCAACGATTGGGATCTACTTCGTCCCAGAAATAGTTAGCTGTTGTAGGAAACACTCCATCAAAGCTGTATCTTAGATATCTATCTTTATTCGTAGGATCTGAATAGTTGAACAGATTGCTATCAACTACCAGTGTATGTTTTCTTTTTATTTTTTGATGCTGTATGGCAGCTTTCCTGACTAGTAAATGCGGACTGTTGTCGCTGCCTTGATGTACCCATCCTTGGATGAAAGCAACATCACAGTCTATCATGGTCCTTGCCTGTTGTAGATATCCATCGTCGCCGGTTTTTTGAACGCCTGAAATAAATCGAGAGATTATTTCTCTTTTGTGTTGATTTTTAATACCCGGCGGTATTCCAGAAATATAACCAACTACCTTAATCATAGTCGTTGAACTTTTTTCCAGAATTCTTCAGTAACAGACACACACTCGTCTATAGCATATTCATATGTTTTTGTTTTGTCGATAGCATCAGCTATTTTTTCATTCTTTAACAATACATACGGTTTGTGTTTTAATAATTGGAATTTAGAACTCCACACATCAGTTAAAATCACACGCTTACCTAATAATGTTCCCCAATATACACCGTGGAAACTATTAGTTACGATGATATTCGCAGATCCTAATATTTCAATAGTTTGCTCTATATTACTACCTGTGTTCATAAATCTCGGCATAGGAATATCTCCGAAATCTTTAGTCAACTGCTTCTTGTGTTCAAACCAGATAATATCATTTTTAATTTCGTATTTTTTTCTTAATGCCGGATGCATACAACTAGCACAAGGTGCCCATTCATAAGTTTGTCCAAAATCTCTAATTCCTACGAGATCGAAATAATTGAGATATTCAGGATAGGTTATCAATGATGCTTTCTTAGAAGGATCATCGTTGTGTCCAGCACCCCAAATGATTTTTTTAGATTTATCGGAGGATAAACTTTTCAGTGTATGATTTACTAGATTAGAAAATTGTTCAGTGAATTGTCGATGAAGTTCTGAATTTTTCGGATCATTTAGCAGCCATGAATTTTTTCTAAATGTTGATAACTGAGCACGATCACCACCGCCTATGACTGATAAAAGTTTATCAAAATTACTGTTAGAAATTAGGCCACCTCCGCCTACGATTATCTTTGTATCAGGATTGATTTTAAAATCAACGGGCCATTCGTCTAAATCGATACTATGATATTGATCTTTAGTTAAAAAATATTGTAAAGGATCTGACGCCATGTCTCCTACATTATTTTTGTCTTTTCTATGTATTACTAGATATTTTATATCAGCCATTTAATATTCTCCACACACTGCCGTCTTTCATTTCATTGTAACTAAACTGACCATAGGCCAAATGACAACCCCAGGCAAATAATTTATCACTGTCAGGGTAATAGGGTTCTTCGATACGGCTCAGATCCTGTAAGCTCACTGGACTAGCAGCGTTACAAGGTGCTAGTGTAAACACTGGTATGCCGTGGAAGATGCTTTCTACAGCAGCTACGCTATTAAATGTGACTAGAGCAAATACATCGTTGTCGAGCGCCTGTTGTAGTGTGTCTGTGGTAATTCTATCTATTCTAAGTTTAGCACGTTCCCTGATTTGTACAGGTCGATCAGTGTATTGTTTAATCTTTTCTACAGTTTCTTTAACCCACATGTCTTTATCTATGCCATAAAATTTACAGGGTTTTTCATCGGGAGCAGCGATTAATATCTTACTGCCTGTCTTTTTCCAAGGTTGGAATTTTTTATTGAATCGTTGGAATCGATCAGCAGGTCTAGGAATTATGTCGCTGTGCTGTAGATTATTCTTGACTATGCGGTGCCATAATTTCCAACCGTTGGGATTAGATTTGGTTTTCTCGTTCCCGAAGTAGCCTGTGTCAACATAATAAAAATCTCGATGGTCTCTCCAACAATTTTTCATTATCTTGTCTTTGAGAATTCCTCTAAGGACGATTGGATCTTTACTATGCTCGTAGACAAAATCGTCGGTGTTAACTAATGTTCCTTTAGAACCTCGACAAAATTGATTGATGTATTCGTCTTGTCCGTTCTTACTTAAGAATATCATGCTGTTGGCAATGTTCCGTTAACACACGTTCTCTATGCCATTCGTTGGCAAAACTTCCTTGTGTGGCGAATTCATGGAAGCATGGAGTTCCTAACGTGTAGTGTACTAATTTAGCGTTAGGATTATAGTCATATTCGACATCTAGCCAATTCCACTCGGGAGGTAATTCACCGATGCGATCATCGTCTAACCAAGTGAATCTATGTAAATCTGCTCCTGTGGCTTTCATCACAAATTCTGGTGTTAACTTTCTATTAGGAAAACTATTACAGTTCCATAGTATAACACTTGACCAATTTTTTCTAGGATAGTCTTCATTTTTTGAACCTAGATACTTTACAGGCATTTTTGTTTTATAATCGTGCTTGACAACTTGTACATCCTTGCCCATTTGCCTAGCGTCCCATAATTCTGCGATATCGCCTCGAACTATCATGTCGCCGTCGATGAATATAGCATGTCCTGTCCAGTTCATAAGATAAGGAACTAGAAATCTAGTATAGATAAAATGATTACTACCGTCGGTATGTGTTTCTGTGTAATCTTTAAAAAGATTAAGTGCTACTGGTATGATGCTTACTGGCCTACTGGCATTTCTAATAATACTGTTTACACAGGTATGATATGCGATCGCTTCTCTAGGATCGTATCCAATAAAAATCGGTATCATGCTTCCCCCACTGATAAAATATAACTATCGTGTCTAAAATGTGTTACTTTTTTAAAATGATTTCTTAACAAACTATCAATGCTAGCTTCAGTAAATGCTCGCTGCCACTCGGGTTTTTTCTTTACAATCAACGATAATATAATAAATTTATCTGCGAAGTTTTTAATATTAGACAACGTAAAGTCGGGGTCTTTAAGATATTCTAAAACACCCAACAACAACCCTACATCAAACTTTTCATCTAATTTAAAATCTAAATTTAGATCTACATGTAAATCAGCAGTGTCAACAACATCAATACCTAAGTATCTAGATGGGTGACAAAAATCTAAAATTTCTTTGTTTCCACAACCGAAATCTATTATTGATATGTTATTATCAATATAATCTTTTACAAATAGATTCCGTTGACTCCAAGGATTTTTCATCTTCTTTCGATATCCTCTTCCTCACATCGTTCACCGTATTGTATCTCTATTACTTTTAACGGCATATCGGTAGGGTTATATAATTGATGCCACTCTCCGGGATTGATCGTTTCTGTCTTAAATGGTTTGATAGTTTCTTTACCAAATTCCCAATTATTGCCGGCTAACCCTTCAGCAACAAACCATAGTTCAGATCTATACTTGTGTCTTTGCATAGACAATGTCTTACCGGGGTCGACTGTGAGTTCTTTTACTTTTACATGCGGTCCTACAGTATGTAGTACACGATAATAACCCCAGGGCCGTTCTGTTTTAGGTGTTTTCCATTCTTGTAAAATCCACGAGCTGGAATTCATTTTGTCTGAACCCCCGACGCCAAACACAAACTCCAGATTGTCATCCACGATGTCCATTTCCGGAATATTCTTATCTGTTCGATCACCACCGTTGGCGAATACGATAGTCGAGTCTGGAAACATTCGACGGACATTTTTAATGGCTTCTTTTGCTGAACCGTCATTGTCATCGAACAAGATGACAGCATCTACACATTTGATATTTTCGATTATTTGAACACGTTCGTGACCGGGCATAAAGGCAGCACCTTTTTTACGTGCTAGCCATGCGTCGGAATTAACACCGACTATTAACTTGTCACCAAGTTCTTTAGCTGCCTTAAAATATGATATGTGTCCGGAATGGATGGGGTCAAAACCGCCTGTAACTAAGACTATTTTCATAGTCATATTTATAAGGGCAGTTTATTGGCTTTTAAAGATTAGATTGCCAATAAGAAGAATTCTTCAACCAGTTGTAGTAGATTTCAAAGCCTTCATCGATATCTATTTTTGGATCAAAATTGAAATCTCGTCGTGCTCTGGTAATGTCTAATGCTCCGCGACTAGGGAAATCAGCATCTTTATCGCGAACTTCAATAGATCCTTTGCCTACTAATTTTACAGCCAATTCGGCCGCGGCTAACAGTGTCTTACTATGGCTTTTTGTGATGTTGTAGGTGCCGTTGGCTGCTTTCTCGGAAAGTGTAGCGTTTACAAACCCATCTGCCGCATCATCAACATAAGTGAAGTCTAAGGTTTCATTACGACCGTTAACTTTTAATGTTTCGCCCCGCATGGCAGTCAATAAGAATTTAGATATGACCCTATCTTCTACGTCTAACGGACCATAAACCGCACTAGGTCTCAGGATCGTATGTTCGATACCATGTTTGCGTGTATAGTCTTTGAGCAACCATTCGCCAGCAAGTTTAAGGATGCCATATTGTCCCTGTGGACGGCAAACAGCATCTTCTGTGACATAATCTTTAAAGTCACCGTAGACCATACTGGAACTGGCATAGGTAAATCTACGAACACCGTGTTTAACCGCTGCTTCTAACAACACCAGTAGACCTGTGCTCATCACAGTACTGCCCCAACTTGGATTAGCGTTGACTACTTTTTGTCTAGGAAAACTAGCGAGGTGTATGATCGCTTCTATCTTATGATGGGGTAAGAGATAATCAAACATACTACCCTGTAAGATATCCATTTCGTGGATTTCGACATCGCTGATTAGTTTTTTACGCTCAGTGAGAAGGTAGTTTAATTCTGCTTCAGGGATTATTCCGTAATTAGTACAGTTATCATATACAATTACTGTATGTCCGAGTTTTTTTAGTTTTTGAACAATGTTGTGTCCTATTAGACCTAAACCACCGGTTACTAATATATTCATAGAGAAGCGTCTTCCATGCCTGCTACACGGAGTTTAACTATATTTGTCAGCTGCCACTGTTTCTGATCTAGTGCTTTGATAACACCTAACCATTTGTTTCTTAACAGAGCGAATTCGTTGATAATCTTTTCAAAATCTACAACGTCGGCTTCGCCTTCAACAAACTTTTCACAGTCTCTTGAGCTTAGACTACGCTGATAATTTTCTAGATATTTGCGGAAATGTTGGCTACGAAGTCTACGTAGTTCAATATTGAGATATTCGAGAATCGCTTCAATCTCTTGTAGTTGATTAAAACGATTCTCGACTACGCCCGGCATTGATGCTGATACTTTTTCAATATTACCAAAAATCTTACATTCTATCTTAGCAGCCTGTAATTCTTTTTCATAGAATTCAGCCGCGTCAGGAATGTTACTAATATCTTTGCTAACCTTGTCGTACCAACTCACTCGTCATCCTCTTTATAGTCGTCGTATTCTTCGTACTCTGCTTCATCTTCAGCGTCTAGTGAATACTCGATAGCTTCGTCAAGATGAGGATCAATACCTAACATGCTACTCAGCACCGATTCCTTGATGCCGTAGTCCAAAAGAACATTAACAAAATCAAATGCTACATCCTTCTTTTGTTTCTCTGGGATGTGCTCGCTCATCACGTGCCAAAGATCGGCAATCAAATCTTCTTTCATTATACAGTCTCCGGTTGTGGTTCAACATTATTAGTTATCTCAGAATCTAATTTTACCGTACCTTTAGAAACTTCTTCCATAACTTTGTCGAGACACCCTTCTTCGTTTCGTTCCCACTCTTTGCGATAGAATTTAATGATCTCACCATCGGCGGTTACAAAACTTAATCTGTTACCGTCTTTCTTAAGCAGAGACTTTCCTTCAAACAAGTCGACCAGTCCACTATATGGATTCATACCTGTTTCGTAAGGAATTTTAACTTGTACTGATTCAAATGGTTTAGCGTAACGTGTTTTCATAATCTTACAG